CTAAAACAATCCTCCCAAAGCCTTCGGTTCCCAATTCATCACAATCAACTCCCCGGTCACCTCAGCCTTCGCTTGCCGTTGATTGGTGGTCGTGTATCGAATCTCGGTCGTCTCAAAATGAAACCCATCAAACACCCGCCGGATCTCCGGATGGTCGTTGATGCTGACCATCACCTTCCCTTTGCAGCACCTCATAAAATCGGCCATGCGCTCATAGTTTTCAAACGGGAAGTCGACACCGTACCCTGTCGTCTGCCAGTAAGGTGGGTCCATGTAGTGGAAAGTGTGCGGCCGGTCGTAGCGCTCGGCGCACTCAAGCCAGGGCAGGTTTTCGACGTAGGTGCCGGACAGGCGCTGCCAAGCGGCAGACAGGTTTTCTTCGATGCGCAGCAAGTTGATTGCAGGGGCGGTGGTTGCGGTACCGAAACTCTGACCTGAGACCTTGCCACCGAAAGCATGGTGCTGCAGGTAGAAGAAACGAGCGGCGCGCTGAATGTCGGTCAGGGTTTCCGGGCGGGTCATTTTTTGCCACTCGAATATCTGACGTGAGCTGAGTGCCCATTTGAATTGCCGCACGAATTCTTCCAGATGGTTCTTTACCACACGGTACAGGGTGACCAGGTCGCCATTGATGTCGTTGAGGACTTCAACCGGGGCAGGCTGCGGGCGCAGGAAGTACAGCGCCCCGCCGCCGGCAAAGACTTCGACATAGCATTCGTGGGGTGGGAACAGGGGGATAAGGCGGTCGGCGAGGCGGCGCTTGCCGCCCATCCAAGGAATTATGGGTGAGGACATTGTTTGCAAGACCTTTACTGTATGGATAGACAGGTGATAGGCTCGCTCCGCTTTGTGCACGGAGCAGGAGCCTTGACTGGGCTTGCAGGGCTAATCTGCGGGTTTGGTGGCCAGGCTGGATGTTGACGCATCCAGCTTCGGCCGCTCCTTTTATTTCGTGTGTGAGACTTCTTTGGCGTAGGCCTGACAGGCCTGCAGCGCGATCAGTCCTTGGTCGCCGTCGCCGGTGATTCCGATAATTCGTTGAGCATGCGCTCGGTCAAGTTGGGCTCTCGCGGTTCCATGAACCACGCCGCCGGGGACGGTGGAGGCTTGCATTCCGTCACTATCAGTTGCGGCGGTGGCGTCGAGTAGGACTGACAGCCGCAGGTCAGCAGTAGCAATGCGATCACGCAAGCGGTCTTGATTGGTTTTTGCATCGGTCAGGGCTCGGTAATGGGATTGGTCACTCGCTGCCAGCCATTGCTCCAGGGCGAAGCGTTTGTTCTGTTCGGCAAGGATCAGCACGGAGTTGGCGTTGGCCACGTCGGTCAGCGCGGTTTGGTGGGCGGCTTTTTGCTCGGCAATCTGCTGGCCGTAGGCGTTTGCCTGCCACTCCCATGCGGCCCACGCGCTGCCCGCCATGAGGCAGAGCATCAACACCAATGCCCCGCTCCACTTCAGCGCATCGAGCTTCACGCCAACACCTTCAACGCCCGGGCGTACAGCGCCTGACGGTCTGCTGCGCCGTTCTGGCCGCCGTTGATGCGCCGGGTGATGGTGTCGAACTGACCCAAGTCGGCCAAGGTGTTGAGCCCTCTGCTCGCCCAAAACCACGCTGCTGACATGCACGCGTGCTGCGGCTTTTCCAGCAGCTCTGGCTGGTTGATCAGATCAAGGGCCAACGCTTCGCCACATGCGATGTAGTTGGCGCGGCCGGTGATTTGGATCAGGCCACGGCCGCGATACTTCTGGCCGTCGCCGTCCGCCTCAGGTGTGTTGCCCAAGCGCTTGGCGAGTGAGCCGGTGTCGTATTTGCTCAGGTACTGGTCGCTGCCCAGCTCGCGCACGTAGCGAAACTGGCCGGACTCATGGCCGATCTGGGCGATGAAGGCGGCGACGCGCTTCGTCCCGATGATCTGGAAGCGAACCATCGCGGTGTTCAGGACAGGAACAAAAACGCCGGCTGATTGGCCGGCGTTGGGGAGGATCTGCTGGAGTTGTTGCTGGGTAATCGACATAGGTTTGCCCTTATGAAAAACCCGCACAAGGCGGGTTAGGTTTGGGATTAATTTGCTTGTAGCTGCACGACTTTTAGCGGGGCTTTGGGCTTCTTGCCTTTGGCCTTGGCTTTGCCTTTCTTGCCGCCATTGCATTCGACGGTGGTGCTCCAGCCGCTTTGGGTGAAAACCTGCTCCACCGAGTCCACCAAGTACTCACCATCGAGCCCGACCTTGAAGCCTTGGGCATTGATGGTCCGCTCAGCAAACAAATCAGTTCGCCCGGGCATTTCTAGACGCACTGCGGCGGTCGAGCGGTTGAACGCGGCCAGCCGCGCTTTGGCGGCCTGCTCGGCGGCGGATTTGTTGGGGTAAATGTGGCGGTCTGTGTGAACGGGCGGTAGACCGTCCGGGGCTTCGTCGTTGTCCAAGGTGACGATGGCCAACTTGCCGGTTTTCTTGTCCTGATGCTTGGTGCTGACCGCCTTGTGGGCACTGCGATCACCCAGCCGGAACTGCCACCGGCTGACGTCGCTACGTGTCAGGGTGATGGTGCCCAGCGCTGTACCACTCGCGCTTTGTCCACCTTGGCGCTGCATCACCAGCAGCTTGCCGTCCGCCACTTTAGCGGTGCAGTCGAACTGCTTGGAAAGTCGGGTGATGAAGTTGAAGTCGGATTCGCTGAGCTGGTCAGCACGCGGCACTACCGTGTCGACCGGGCACACCGGCGACCAGCCGTTGCGTGCCGCCACGTCCTTGACGATGCTGGCCAGGCTCACCCCTTCCCAACTGCCGCTGCGCGTGGTCTTGCCGCTGCCACGCATGTCGCTGGCTTTGCCCCGGATCACCAGCGTATCGGGCGGGCCGGACAACTCGACCTCGTCCACGGTGTAACGCCCGAGACGGGTTAGAGCCGTGCCGCTGTAGCCGAGGAACACTTCGATGCTGGCTCCTCGGCTGGGTAAAGACACTGCGCTATCACGGTCGTCGATGCGCAGCTCAAAGTCGTCTGACTCCATCCCGGGTTTATCAGTGGTGCGCAGCAACAGCAGGCGGTCGTTGATCAGCGCGGTGATGTCGGCACCGTCTGCGACGATGCGGAAGGTGGGTGTCATACATTCTCCAAACGGCAAAAGCCCCGCTCTGGACGGGGCTGTAAAGAAACATCACTCGGTTATAAAACGGACTATGCTCAGCGCATTAACCTACTTGCCAAATTAAACCAAGTAGGTTAATTTTCGCCGCATGGAGAAAAAGACCCCGCACTGCAAACTACACACCGTTAAAGCCCTGATTGAAGCGGGCAAGGTGCACTCTACCCTGTCAGCACTGACCGGTGGCGCGGCTTTAGGCTTCGACTTTGACGGCATCGTCAGCGTGGTAATGGCACTGGCGCCCGCTGACTTTTACAAGAGCATGACCACGCATGCAGACCATAAGGTCTGGCAGGACGTGTACCGGCGTAAAACCCACGCTGGCGAGGTCTACCTGAAACTCACGGTCATTGATGATGTGCTCATCGTGTCCTTCAAGGAGCTATGAACATGAAATGTCCATCTTGCGTCTCGGCAGAGCTGGTGCATGATACCCGCGACGTGTCTTACACCTACAAGAACGAGTCCACTGTGATCCCTTCGGTCACCGGCGAATTCTGCCCGGCCTGTGGTGAAACCGTGCTGGATGCCAGCGAATCCACCCGCGTCAGTGCTGCAATGCTGGCCTTCAACAAACAAGTGAATGCTTCGATTGTTGACCCAGGCTTCATCACTACTGTGCGTAAAAAACTAGACCTGGACCAGCGTGAAGCGGCCGAGATTTTCGGCGGTGGCGTGAATGCGTTTTCCCGTTATGAGAACGGCAAAACCAAACCACCACTGGCACTGGTGAAATTACTGAAACTGCTCGATCACCATCCCGAGCTGCTGAATGAAGTGCGTTTAGGCTAACCCCACAACATCACCACTTCATCACTCGGCGCGGGCAAATCCGGCAGGTGAATCACTAGCCCGGCCTTGAATGGCTGCACCTCTTCGGCCAGCCCCTGATTGGCATCGAGCACGGCCTCGACCGAGCCATTGAGGTGGCCGTAGTAGTTCTGGCAGATGGTGTCGAGCACGTCGCCGCTAGCTGTTCTGCAGGTCGTCGCCATAGCGCACAAACTCCAAGGTAAAGCCCTGTTTACGCGGTATGCCGCCTTGCAGCAGGGCGCTTTGTTCTTCTTCGATGTTTTTCAAACACCAGTTGCCCAGCACGTCGCCATAGCCTGTGGTCAGGCCCAGTGGTTGAAGCTGGGCGGCAATGCTGCGCAGGGTGTCGAGTTGTTTGATGCCGCCTTTGAACCCGCCAAAAATCGCGCCCGTCAGGGTGATGCGTTCTTCGCCCATGCCCACGGCTTGCTGTGCCGGGCGACGGTTCAGGCGCTCTTGTGAAGCCCAGCGGTATTCGCTGGAGCGCTTGAGTTCGTCGAAGGCGGCGGTGTCCAGGTTGAAGTAGAACGGTGTCGATCCGGGCTTGAGCGGTTGCATGATCAGCAGGTGCGGGAATGGCTTCACCGCCTCGGCGGCCGGGGTCGCGTCTGCGCCCAGCGCGCCGGTGGGCACGATGTTGGCCAGTGACGGGCTGACTTTGCCTGCGATTTTGTTGATCGCGGTCGCCGCCTTACCCGCCTGCTCTTTCAGCACGCCGAGGCGTTCCTCAATTTGCGAAGCTGCCCGGGTGGCTTTGTTGTAGGTGGCCACCACCGCGCCGACCTTGGCCTGCGCTGCGTTGACCCCACGCATCAGCCGTTGCACCTTGGCCCCGACGGCAGGGCCAATGAACGGCAAGTCGCTCAGTTCGGAGGCGGCGCCACTGATTTCACCAATGGCGCCGTTCACTGGCCCGAGCATGCCGTCCAAGCTGCGGCGCCCGGTTTCCCCGGCCGCAGTCAGGTACTTCAACCCCGACTGCAGTTGTTCCATGTAGGCCATGCGTGCCCCCTGTTAAAGATGCGGTTGGTCGTACAGATTCCGGCTCGACATCTGCTGGTTGATTTGCTCGATCTGCCGTTGCAGGTGCGGCTGTAGCTCCCGGGCCAGTGCGGCCGGGTCTTTCACGTCGCCTTGCACGGTGATGGACAGCGCCGCATTGACGTCGATCTTCTGATCGATCTTCGGCGGCTCGACCTTGAGCACCGGCTCCACCTTCGGCGGCATGGCCAGCGTTCCCGCAGGCGCGGTGCTGGCAAACGAGCGCACTACGTCACCCATGTTCACCGCCCCGGGCAGCTCGCGTGATGCGCTGGCACCGAGTGAGCCCTCAGGCGGCAGCGACTTGGGCCGTACCAGGTCCGCGCCCGGGAAGCGCGGTTTGTTAGCAAAGTGCGGTAACAGGAACGGGTTTTTCGAGTCCGGATCAGCCGGGTCATACGACACCGGTTTGACCACCGGCGCCGGTGATGCTGTCGGCGGCGGCAACGAATCCGGGCGCACCAGGTCCGCACCGGGAAAGCGCGGTTTGTTGGCAAAGTGCGGCAACAGGAACGGGTCTTTCGAGTCCGGATCAGTCGGGTCATATGACACCGGTTTGACCACTGGAGCCAGTGGCTCGCCTGCTGCTTTGGCTTCGGGCTTCGGCGGTTCAGCGGGCTTTTCATCGTCCGACCCGAACCACGATTTACCGAGGCTGCCCCCGATGGATTCGCCGCCCATGCTGCCGAGGATGCCGCCGATCAAGCCACCGACCGCCGTGCCCAAAATCGGCACCACAGAACCGATGGCCGCACCGGCCGCTGCCCCTGCCAGCGCACCGGCCATGTTGCCCGCAGCGGCGCCGTAGCCTTCGGCCTTTTCGTCCTTGGTTTCGGCGTTCTGGTAGGTGTCGGCCGCGCGCAGGACGCCTTCAAACAGCGCAGCACCAGGAACCGCTTTACCTGCTTTGCCAATCAACCCCATGGCGCGCGCCGCCCGCCCCGGCGGTACAGGTGGAACGGGCGGCACTGGCGGACGCGGCGGCCGAGGCCCACCACCACCACCACCACCACCACCACCACCACCACCACCACCACCACCACCACCACCCGCACGGCGGCGGCCGTTGCGATTGCCCGCGCGACGTCGCCCGCCACGACCACCGGCGCCGCCTCCACCGCCTCCACCGCCACCCATGGCGGCGGCGTTGACCACAAACACCTTTTGCGGCCCCGAGTCTTCGCCGCCGTCTTCGTCGTTTTTCGCTTCTCGGAACACGTCCAGCAGCTTGAGTCCGGTATCAATCGGGTCAAAGCCTTTACTCTCACCGCCTTCCTCGCTGTCGCCGTCATCGTCCTTTTTGCCACCGAAGGCTTTCAGGCCGATTTCCGCGAGGGCCAACACCTTGGAGCCCTTGCCGTCTTCCTTGTCGTCATCACCGGCGTTGGTGACAAAGACCTTTTGCACGCCCTTGGCATCGCGTCCGCCCATGGCGCCGCGTGCGAGGTTGAACAGGCCCTTGCCGATCTTGAACGAGCCCAGCAGCCCTTGCAGGGTCAGCGCTCCACCGGCCAACACCGTAAGGCCCATGGCCAACCCGGGCGTGCGGTCGCTGAGCGAGGTAATGCCCTTGGCCACCGAGGTCAGCCCTTCGGCCACGCCGTCGGTGATCGGCCGGATCGCATCGCCCACCGAGCGCATGGCGTCGTCCATCGACTGCGCCATTTCCTTCCATTTTTGCGAGGAAGACTCGCGGCGCTCGCTGAGGTTTTTGTCGAGGATGCCGGTGGCGTCCCGCGATTCACGTTTCAGTTGGCCGTACAGTTCCTTGTTTTGCATGTAGGCCGTGAGCGCGGCCTTGACCTGCATGTCGGAAAAGATGTCGCCAGTGCGCAGGGCCTGCTCCAGTGACGCGAGCATGGCCTTGGCTTTTTCCGGATTCGATTCCTTGCTGATCTGCGCCGTGGCTTCGGCCATCTTGGCGGCGCGTTTGGGGTCGGTTTGCTCGATGTATTTCTTGGCCAGTGCCATGCTCGACTCAAGCGTCGACATGCCCTGTTGAATGCCGGTTTGCATGGAGGCTTCGTAATCGATCCCGGCCTTGCCGTAGGCATCCACGGTCTGCGATGAACTGATCTTGTCCATCCAGTTTTTGAGGTTGTTGGCCGCCTCGTCGGAGCTGCCCGCCGTTTTCATCTGTACTTGCAGCATGGCCCCCAGCTGGGTCACGGCGTCCATGCCGGTGATGCCCAGCTTGCCCATGTTGGCCAGCAGTTCGGGAAACCACTTGGCCATGTCACTGGCCTCAAAGCTGCCCGCCTGCCCTTGAAACGCAATGGCTTCCAGCGCCTGCTGCATTTCCTTGGCGCTGGTGATCTGGGCGTTCTGGCCGAGGGCGTTGATCATCTTGGCGGTTTCGCCGCCGTCCGAGCCCTGCCCGATCACGAACTTGGCCGCCACCGGCGCGTACTCCATGGCCTTGGCCAGGTCCATACCGGCACCCACCAGCTCGTTGACCACGGTGGCCACCTCGTTACGGGCCATGCCGGTGTCACGTGAGGTATCGATGATAGTGCGCGACATCTGCTTTTCTTCGGGGGCATTGGCGATGCCTGCCTTGATCGCGATGTCGCGGATGATGGCGTTGTAATCGGCGCTGACTTTGGTCGGCACCGCCAGTGCTGCCGCCCCCACCGCTGCCCGGCCAACCGTGCTTTTGACACTGGCCCGGCCTTCGTTGATTTGTGCATGGCCCTGGGCTTTCAGATCCGCCTGCCGAGCCGTACGGCCGAGCATTTGATAGGCCCGGTCGAGTCGCCCGACCTCGATCCCCTGCTTGCGCAGGCTGTCTAGGTTGGAGTTGAGTTTGGTCAGCAGCGTGGACGCACCCGCCGCACCGCTGTCGTGGGCCTTTTTCCATTCGTTGCGCAGGCGGATGGTGTCACCGATCTGGCGTTGCATGACCCGGGCCTTGGCCCCGGTCGCTTCCAGCTTCTTGATCCGGCCCTCAACGTCCTTGAACGCTGAGCCCACGGAGGAGCTGACCGCCCCGCCGATCACCAGCCCGAGCGCGAGTTTGTTTGCCATCTGTTCGCCCTGCCCTGTGGTTGCGCGTCAGGCGGCTCAATCCGTGAGCCACCAGACCATTTCCGAAAACGGCATGGCCATGATCTCGGCGGCAGAAAAACTCGTTTCTGCCGCCAAGCGCTTGGCCAGTTGTTTCAGGGTTGCGGGGTTACAGTTCGCCTTCGTCGACCAGACGAAAATAGCCTTCCTGCACGCGGCTGTAGTCCACCACCTTAAGCCCCTCCAGATCGCCGGGCGGGATTTCGGTCAGGCTGGAGAACAGCTGCAATTCGCGCTTTTCAGCATCGCCGCCGGAGACCGCGCCTGCTGCCCGTACATCGCGAACGGTCGGCGCGCGCATGACCACCTTGTCGGTTTTGACATGGTTAAGTTCAGTGGGGTAACGCAGGGTGATGGTGACGCCTTCGTCGGTCAGGATGAGCCAGGACGGGAGTTTCTTTTCAGTATTGATAGTCATGCGGGAATTCCTTAAAGGCCCAGGGCGCTGCGTTCGGCAGCCAGTTGATCGACGCCGTCAATCACGCGCACCGCGTTGACCATGTCGATTTCGTACATCACGCGACCGTCGATCTCCAACTTGTAGTAGGTGACCGCCATGGCGTATTTCATTTCAGCTTTGTCGCCCGCCTTCCAGTCGCCCGGGTCGACTTCCTTGAGCATGCCGCGCAGGGTGGCAATCACCGGGGTGATCTGGCCCTTGAGCCCCTTGAAGGCCCCGCGAAACACCGCGTTGCAGCCGGTCTGGTCCGACAGTCCGAAGTACTTCATCATCTCGCGGCGTACCCCGGTGCTGGTCCAGCTGGCTTCCAGCTTTTCCAGCCCCATGTCCATCTCGATCTCACCGGCCATCCCGCCGCCGCGATGCGCTTCGGTTTTAACCGTGAGCTTGGGCAGTGTCAGCGACGGCACGTCACCGGCGAAGCTGACCCCGTCCACGAACAGGTTGGTGTTGCTGAGCATTTGCGGAATCATTGAGCGGCCTCCTTAGGCGGCGGTTTCCAGCACTTCGGTCAACCACTGGTTGGTGACCTCCACGCGGAAAATAGGGTTCTCGGCAGGCGGCACGTCGGTGAAACGGATGTTCCAGTACACCTTGCCCTCCTCCAGCTGGCTGGCCGTGTTCAGTTCGGTGTCTGCAAACACTTCAAAGTTGATCACTGCACCCTGATTTTTCAGGTCGCGCATAAAGGCTTCGAGGCCGTCCGTGACGTCCTTGACGTAGGTCTTGGTGATCGAGCGGTCCACCGCCCATTTGTGCCCGGCCAGAATCGCGTCCATCACGATGTCGAGGGTGCGCACGCGGGTGACAAAGGACCATTTCGAATCGGCCGACAGCGTGCGGTTGCCCCACAGGCGATAGCCGCCGTCGCGGATGATGGTGGTGATGTTGGCGTTGTTGAGCAGGTTGGCGCGGCAGGTTTCGTCGCCGTCCAGAAACTCAATCGGGCGCGTGGTGCCGGTGATGCCGACAAATTCCTTGTTCGACGGCGAGGCCCAGAAGCCGTACTCGGTGTCAGTCCAGGCGAACAGGCCAGCGGTGAACGCCGAGGCCGGGGCGTCGATGGTTTTGCTGGTGACCGTGTCCCACTGCTGCACGCCCGGATCAACCATGTAGATGCGCTTGCTGCCGAACTCCTGCGCGTAAGCCAGCACCGCCTCGTCGGTGGTGTTGGGGCCGTCGACGATGGCGATGGCGCGCAACTTGCCCGCCAGTGCATCCATGGCCGTGGCCACCGCTTGCGTGGCGGAATGCTTGGGCGCGATCAACAGCCGCGGCTGGGCGTTGAAGCGGCTTTTGCCGTCAAGCAAGGCTTGCAGGCCGGTACGCTGACCCGAGGCCAACACGCCGCCGATGATGGCCGAGGTTTGCAGCGCTTCATCTTCCAGTTCGGCCACGCCGCACGCGACGATCACGGCCTTGGCTTTCAAGAACACCGCCTTGGCCGCACGGGTGATGGCCGAGTCTTCACCGAATGCGGCGATGGCTTCGCGCTCGCTGGTCAGCAGTACCAGGTCATTGGGTTTGGCCGATGCGGCCGGGCTGACGGTGTAGGTGTCGCAAAGGCCGATGATCGAGGTCGACGGCAGCGCAATGGTGCGCGCGCCGGTGTCGACCAGCGTTACGGTAACGCCGTGAAAACGGCTGGCTGTGCTCATACAGGTACTCTCCAGAAACAACAAAGCCCCGCAGGGCGGGGCTTGTGTGGGTCAAACAGTGGATACAAAAACGCCCCGGGGTGCGGGGCGTCAGGCAAGGTAGTCAGCCAACCAGTCCGGCTCGACCGGGCGCCGGGTGGCGTCCGGAAACGCCTCGGATTCGGGCCAGTCGCGCAGGTCCATGCGAAAGCCTTGCAACGCCCGGTATTGATCAGCACCAAGCGTGGTCGGCCGACCGGCTTCGGTTTCATCCCGATGGCGAACGATCAGCGTGTCGGTGCTCAGCAGCAGCCGGTCACGCCATTGGCGCTGTCCGGCGGCTTGCTGGGCAAGGCTGGGTGGCGGCCGGTCAACCAGACACGGCACGCCGTCCTCGTCCAGGGCCACGACCTTGCCTGCCGCCGACGCGTGGGACAGTTCCAGGTACAACGCCTCGCTCAGTTCCAGCAGCTCGTGCTCAGGCGGCAGTTTGCAGGCCGGGTTGGGCACGCTGATCAAGGGCGGTATGGCGTCCGGATCGGGCATTTCAATGTTCGGCGCCGACGCACTGAGGTTGTCGGCATCCGGCGACCAGTCCGGGTCCGGCACATACACCACAGGCGGCGTCCACTCGGGATCAACCACGTCGATGCGACGTGGACCAAACACCGAATCACAGTAGAAATTCAACTGCGTGCGGTGCAGGTAGTAGGTGTCAGTCTTCAATTTCCCCACGCCTCCCAATAACACGGCCCTACGCCGTCGTTGCCGTTAACCAGTGTGAACCCTTGGCGGGTCACGTCTTTGACGCCGTAGTTACCCACCGCGCTGGGCTTCATCTCGGCCTGTTGCATAAAGTGGACGCCGAACACCGCGTTCGGGAAGGTCATCGGCAGCGGCACCGCCACGGCCGAATCCTGCCCGACACTGTTGGTCACCCCCCACATACGCATCAGTCCGGTGTCAGCGCATCGCCACCAACCGGTCACCGCTGCACTGCCCGTGTTTTTCGGGGCGTTGCCCGAGTGCCACACGGTGTAGGCATTGGCGCCCATCGAGAGCCCGCCGACCTTGAACTGGTTGTCCGTGTCCAGGCCAAAGTAGGCCCCGAAAATCCCTTTACGGTGAAACAGCATCACCGCCGAGGCCGCGCTGTTGGCCTCGTTATGCACTTCCAGCGAGCCGGTTTCGCTGGTCATGGACGCGATATACGGCGAATTCCCAGAACCGCAATGCAGGTTCGATCCGCTGGCCAACGACTGGTTGACCTTGAGGTACTGCGCAGGCGGGTACTTGGACACGTCCCACAACGCGCCGCGCCCGTTGAACACGTCGCCGGTGGCAAAGTCGGCCGAAAAGATCTCTTTCGACTCACTGCCGTAATAGCCGATGTAGCGCAGACGCTGTCGGTAGACGTTCAGCGAGCCGACGCCCTCTTCAGACTTGAAGCTCATCGAAGGGCTGCTGGTGGTCAGGCCCGCAAGGGTCAGCGGGCCGGTCATGGTGTCGCCGGTGTGGCGCACGCGCTTGGCCAGTTCTTCGTTGATGGCCGTGGCGAAGTTCGGGTTATTGCCCAGCGCGGCCGCCAGTTCGTTGAGCGTGTTCAGCGCTTCCGGGGAGGAACCCACCAGCGCGGTAATCGCGTTCTCGACCAGCTGGGCCGTCTGGGTTTTGGTGTAGGCGTCCCCGATGCGGTAGCCCGCCAGCGTGGTCGCGTTGTCGGCCTTGGTCGCCAGTGCGGCCGTGACCGCTGCCGCGTCCGCTTTGGACGCCGGGTTGAAATTGCCGGTGTTCCAGAACGTCGACGGCGGATAGGTGACCACGTCCCACAAGGCGCCGCGAGCGTTGGCCACGTTCCCGCTGTTGAAGTCCAGCGAGAACAGTTGTTTGGATTGCGACCCGTAATAGCCGATGTAGCGCAACACGCCTTTGTTCAGGCTGAACCCGCCAATACCGGAGGCATCGCGAAAGCTGAGCGAGGGCGATACATCGGTGCCATTGCCCAGGGTCAGGCCCCCGGACATCTCATCGCCTTCGCGGGACACTTTGCGCGACAAGGCATTGATGATGGTGTTGGCAAAGTTTGGATCACCGCCCAAGGCGTCGGCCAGTTCTTTCAAGGTGTCCAGCGCACCCGGCGCGCCGCTGATCAGCGAGGCAACCAGCGCCTGAACGAAAGCCGTGTTGGCCAACTGCTGACTGTTGCTGTTCAGCGGCGCCGTAGGTGCTTTCGGGGTGCCGGTCAGCACCGGGCTGTCGAGCGCCGCTTTCCCCTGCAGCAAGTCATTGACTTGCGTTTTGGTGTAAGCGTCCTTGATCCCGTTATCGGCCAGTGTCTCGGGGTTGCTGCCCTCGATCACCACGCCGCGTTTGTCGATCAGCACCTTGGTGTAACTGCCGGGCTTGCGCGTCGGCGGCAACACTTCAATGATGCGGTCGTCCACGTACTGCCGGGTCGCCAGTACCACGCTCGGGTCGATTTTGAGCGTGACGTTGGCGGCGCTGCTGACGATGAAGTTAATGCGCACCACTTGGGTCTTGCCGGAGCCCTGTGCCAGCTCCGGTTTAAAGCTGGGCGCACAGTTGGCCACCGCCACCAGATCGCCGTCCGCGTCGTACAGGCCGATTTCACGAATCCACCAGCCGCCGACGTTTTCCGGGATCACCTGCTCGGCAATGATCACGTTGGTGTTTTTCGGGTCGATCTTGACCTGATTCAGCGGCGCGCGGCGGCGCTCGTTGATCAGCTTGGTTTGCGCCCGGTTGGGCTGCGGATCGGCACCGTTGGCATCGCCCACGCCCATCTGAGAGAACGCCCACGGGATGTTCATTGCGTCGGCGTTGGCCTGCTTGGCCTCGCCCACGGCCGTGAGGATCGCCATAAACTGGCTGCTTTGATCAATCATGAGTACACGTCCAGGTATTCGGTTTGATGTTCCCGGCCAGCCGGGCCGTAATGCCCCGTGACCTCGATGTCGTGCGGCGCCGGTGGGTACACGTCGATCACCTCGCCCTCGTACAGGCAGGAAAAGACGTTGAGCTGGCCGGTGCTTTCAAGGCTGATCACCAGTTCGGTCAGCGTGCGACTGAGCGGTTTGGCGTCATCGATCAGGGCTGTCAGCTCGCGGTACATTTCCTCGGTGATACCGGTGTCCAGCACCCCGACCTTGAGCCCGAACGTGCCCGGCACGCCCAGCGGTACGGTCTGCCACCACTCGATCACTTCCAGCAGATAGCCCAGCGGCTCCACCACCCGGCGCAGCGCACCGATGGTGCCCTTGTGGGCATGGATGAAGAATGCCGATTCAATGGCGGCGCGCTTGACCTGCTCGCTCCAGCGGTTGTCCCAGCGGTCCACCGACCATGCCCACGCCAACTGGTGCAGCAAGTGCGCCGGGCAGGTTTTCGCGTTGTACAGGGTGCGAATCGGAATCGCCGGGTTGTGATCAATCGCCGCTTCGATGCCCCGCTCTAACTGTGTGCTGTTGAGCGGCAGCAGGCTCACCCGGCACCGCCTTGGGTCACGCTGTAGCCGATGCAGTACGCGGCTTGATGCTTGGCCCGGGGGATGTCAACCCAGCCGGGTAAGTCCACGCGGCTGACGCCGGTGATGTGCAGTTGCGCATCAATGGCCGAGCGGGCGATTTCCACGCCAAGGCGCCGACGCGGGTTGATCCAGGCCGTGAGGCGCCGGGTGGCTTCGGCCAGAATCGCTTCGTTTTCCGAGCCGGTCCCGGCCATGTGCAGCACCGCGTCAATACGGTATTCCTGCACCTCGGCGCTTTGCACCGTGACCCGATCCCCGACCGGGCGTATGTCTTCATCACTGAGGTGAGCCAGCACCTTGTCCAGCAACGGCTGGTCGGCCACGCCGTTGCCCTCCAGATGCAACACGGTGACCACCACGTGGGCCGGGCTCGGGCTTTCGGCCTGCGCGTCAGCCACCAGCGCCGAGGCGTTGCGCGCGTGCAGGATGTAGCTGTTGCGCGGCCCGGCCGTGGTCAGGCCCTCGTACACCAGCTGGATACGCTCGCGTAATGCGTCGTCCAGTTCCATCACCTGCGGCACCGGCGGCACGCTTTGCAGATCGGCTTCCTGAATCACCAACCGTTTAAGCCGCACGTTGGCGGCGAGGTGATCGAGGTCGGTGCGCTGGGCGTAGGCCAACAGCAGCGACTTGGACGCATCGTTGATCCGCGCCCGGATCTGAAGCCGCCGATACGCGCCCAGTTCCAGCAGCTTGACCACCGGATCGCTCTCCAACGCCGCGTTCCAGTTGTCGCCCATATAGCTGCGAAACACCGCCAGTTCTTCCTGATAGGCGTCTTCAAAGTCCAGCGACTCCAGCACCTCCGGGGTCGGCAATGCCGACAGGTCCACGGTACTCATGCGCTCACCTCCATTGCTACGCCCTCGCCCCGGTACAGGCCCTTGAGTTCAAAAGTGATCACGCCATCGAGCACCGCCGACACCCGCACCGACTGCAACTTGAAACGCGGCTCCCACAGGTTCAGCGCGTGGGCGACCTCGGCCTGTACCGCGCTTTTCCAGCCCGCATTGATCGGCATGTCGACGAACCGGCGCAACTGGCAGCCATACGCCGGGCGCATGCGCCGACTGCCTACCGGGGTGGTGAGGATGTCGGCAATGGATTGGCGCAAATGCTCGACGCCGGAAAGGGCCGCGCCGGTGTGGCGATCCATTCCGATCATCGCGGGTTACTCCGTCAGGCGTTCAAAATCCGGGTGGCTGTTGAGGTACTGAAACTGGTGGTCATCGACCGCCATGGCACGGCCTTTGGCGACCGGGAGCGTGGCGCCGCCTGGCAGGATCAGGGTGCGGGAGGTGTAGACCTTGTCGCGGAACGCACGAACCGGTTCCGTGACAGGGGTGGTTTTTTGCAGGACCAAGGCAGCCGGTTCGGTGACTTTGTCGTCAGGTGTTTTGCTCATGGTGTTCTCCAGGTAATAAAAACCTCGCCGTAGCGAGGTTGGTTAAGACGGTGTGCCCGTTATTCCCGCACCGGGTGTTACGCCTTTATGGGTGTGCGTCGATCCGACATTCAGCCCGTTGTGGGTCAAGATCGATCCGCTGATCACCACGTCGCCGTTCAAGGTGATTTTCCCGGTCAGGTTGATCGCTTCGGCCTTGCCAGTAATGGCGCTGTCCGTGACCACCGCCGAGCTGCCACCCACGGCAATGGCCACGGTGCCGCTGGGCAAGGTGATGGTGTAGCTTTTGGCCTGCCAGTCGTAAACCAACGAGCCGCCATCATCAAACCGCCACACCTCGACGTGGTCGCGGTTGTCCGGGGGTGCGCCTGCATCGCCGTACAAGCCCGGTACAAAGGTCCCCATGCCTGCCTGTCCGCTGGGATTAAACAGCACGCCCTGCTCACCTAAACTCGGCGCGCGCCAGTGCCGGGCCTTGCCCGCGGCCACGCTGTGCCAGCGCACCCAGGCGCTGGTCCAGTCGCCGGTGGATACGCGGCAGGCGGGTGGCGACGCTGCCAAGTCCACCGCGACCACGTAGCAGGGGATCAACAGGGCCGCGATCATGCGGTCGTGTTCAGCACTGGCGTAGCTCATGGCAGATCCTCGGGGGCGACGTAGTCTTCGTCGTTGACGCTGATCAGCAAGGTGCCCGGCAGCTCATCGGGCCATGGCCATTCTTGTTCACCGAGGTAAACGGTCTGCGTCCACTCCACCAGCCATACGGTGTAGCCGTCCAGTTCCGGGCGCGTCCAATCCTGGCCCGACCGCTGAAACTCGGCCGGTTCAACCGGCAAACCCCACGACTGGGCGCGTAACAGCACCGCCAGTTGGGTGGCCAGGTGCACGGCTTGCGGGTAGTGATCGGCGCGGATTACGTCGACAATCACCCGTGCTTCAAAAGTGATGGTCAGGGTGGTTTCACCGGTGCCGATATCGGTGCCCGGCTCGATCTCGGCAATGTCGAGAAACACCGCCGGGAGCGGGATGTGCTGCTGGATGTCCGGCCAGAAGCTGACCAGTTGCACGCCCGGCAAGTGCTGCTGGAGGTGCTGCTCGATGGCCTGATACAGCAGGTCGAGGTTAAACGGCGGCTCAGGCACGGCGTGTCCCCTTCAAGTATTTTTGCAGTTCAAAGTTCATCTCTTGTTTGAGAACGTGCATCAAGCGTTCGTCGGCCTTGCGGCTCCAGGCATCGAAGTGGGGGCGCACGGCGTCCAGTGAGATTTTGGCTTTGGCCAGCGGGAAGCGGGCACTGTTTTCACCGACAAAACCTGAACTGCCCCCGGTACGGGATGAGACCTCGCTATCAGGATAATCAGCCGGGTTGAAGTGCTTGCTCGCGGTACGAATCCACACATCAGCCTGATTGCCGTACACCTTCTTATAGAAGGCGCCCTGATAACGCCGCCCAGCCACCGACACGCCCGCCTTGGTCTGACGGGCGCGCCCTGCCCGGCTGGCTTCCAGCGGGTTAATGCCGAACCACAATTTGCCGCGCATCGCGCCACCCGCGACCGGGTAACTGCGCAGCCGCTGCCGCACCGCCTTGACCGCGATGCGTTCCTGCTTACCCACGGCCCGCGCGATATGGGTGCGCAACCAACCTAGGGTTTTGTTGATGGCTCGGCGCTGTGCTTTGGCGGCAGCCTTGGGCACCAGGATGGCCAAGTCTGCAAACGCTTTCAGATCCTCAGCCGAGGCCTGGATGTGGAGCATGCCGCTGTTCTTTTTGACTTCGCTGAAACTGCCGATGCTCATGGGCGTTTTCTCAAGATCAGCGACACCAGTCCGTCGCCGCTGGGTTCCAGTTGCAGCAGGTCGTAATCGCCGCCACCGTCCAGCGCAGGCAGGTCGATGGTGACTTTCAACCCTTTGCTCAGCCCGTCGGAGTCCGCCACCCGCACCACAAAGTGCGGCTCACGAATGGCCGTGTTTAGGCGACCGATCTGCGGCTGTTTCCACGGTGCCGAGAACATGCCCATCACCGGTTCGGCGCGGCCTTCGATGTGGCCGGTGTCGGCCAGCACGTCGAAGATCACGCTGTCGATCTCGGCCACAAGATCGCGGATGCCCACGCTTACAGCTCCAGCAGGATCTGCGCGCGCGGCCGGGTGCAGATGTGCAGCGGGTTGGACTGCGCCTCACCGGCCATGCCTTTGTTGAACGGCATCGGCTCGATCTTGCTGTAGTACGGGATGCCTTGGGTGTTGACCGTTTCCATGTAGTCGGCCGGGGCGAAAGCGGAGATGTACAGGTCGGGGACGCCTTCGGGCACGAGCAGGGCTTTGTCGTCGTGGACGAATGCAACGCTTCCGATCTTGCCGCGATAGCGTTCCCAGACAATGCCGCCATACTCGAAACTCTCACGGGCATCGCCGCGCAACGCAGCGGCTTGTGCAGAACCAAGATAGGTATCCTTAATTTCCTGAAGACCCATCAACGTGTTCCAGAAGTTCTTGCCGCAGAACGCCCGGGCCCCGGTGCTGGTGACACTGCCAAGCGCATCTTCTTGCAGATCCAAAGCTATACCGCAGTTGACGCGAAAGTCGGTGCCAGCCTTGGTCATGCCCATCGACATACGTTGTCGGTCAACACCAAATCTTTTGTACAGATCAATCAGCACGGTTTTGCCGTCCGCATCGAGGATCTGGCCATTCAAGGCACCGGCGCGCTGGAACTCGTGTGTGACGTCCAACTGACGACGCGCTTTCAACAGTCGCGCATTGACCACGTCCTGCACGGCCTGCAATTCGCTGCGGGTACCGAAGGCGCGGATGCCCTGAATCTCATCGGCCTTGATGGTGAAGCGTTCCGGCAGGTGCACGGTGTTGAACGGGATCAACGTACGTTTGCTGGCACCGACGATCAGGCCCGAGGTGCCGCGCTCACCGGCCGGCACCAGTGCTAGGGTGTCGCCGTCTTTTTCGATCTGTACGGTCAGGGTGGTGATGCCCTCTTCCTGAAACAGGCCAAGGCTGCTCAGGCGGCCGGGCTGGTACGGTTGTTCGTTGATGGCTGCGGTCAGCGACGAAACAGAAAACGCATCGTCTTCAAAGATGGCGATGTCGGCCATGGGGGACTCTCCAGAAAGTAAAAACCCCGCTCGATGGCGGGGTGCAGTAAAGAGATGGGCGGCTTAGCGCACGATCACAAAGTGTTCAGCCAGCGACTTTTCGCCCTCGGGGTCGAGGCCGGTCAGGTGCGCTTCGCTGACTTCGGCCAAACGCACCACCGCACGGCCACGGCGCACGATGTCGGACTCGCCCAGCGGGCCATACAGAATGGCGACAGCGGTCTGGCTGCCGTCTTCGGCAGTCGGCACGTACGGCGCGAATTCACCCGATGCGGTCACCAGCCCCAGTACCTGGCCGGGGTTCAGGGCCGGGCCAGCGGCCACGTTGATGGCTTCGCGGGAGATGTTGCCCGCGCCTTCGGAGAGCAGAAACTCGCCCGCGTGCATTGGCTCGTGTTTGATGGTCATGCTTTTACCCCTGTCTGGGCGGCGCGACGGGCCGCGTAGATCGCGTTGGTGTCAGGTTGTTTGGCCTGGGTTTTGGGTGCCGGGTCATCGTTGATCGGCAGGCTGTTGTCGATCTCAAACCCGCCGCCACTCACCAATTTGTCGAACAGGCGACCGCGCACTGCTTCGGCGGTCAGCCCGGACGCCACGAACTGCTGGGTGAACTCCGGCAGCCGCGCCGCCACGCACAGGTCGCGCACGGCCTTGGCGTTGGTGATGGCGGCGTTAACCGAGGCTTCGTCGGCCAGCTTGGTGGTGTTGATGATGGATTCGATCAGGTTGCTGATCCCCGCGGCGTTGCAGCTCTGGGTGATCAACAAGGCCAATGCGGCCGAGTCAACAATGGGCGGTTTTTCCGGTTCCGGTTCTGGTTTAAGGTCAGGCTCCGGTTCTGGCGGCTGTTCTGGCGGTTCCTCCAACTGAGCCAGCAAGGCTTGCGGCGCATGCTGATAACGCTGCAATGCGCCGCCCTGCCCCAGACAAGCTTTGACGGTGACCCCCTCGCCCACTTCATCGGCCAGCCCCAAGGCCACCGCTTCACTTGCGGTGAGCCAGGTTTCGGCATTGACCAAACGCCGCAGCTCCACTTCGTCGATGTTGGGCGACTTGGCCTTGTAGGCGGCGATGATGACTTCCAGCGCCTGATCCAGTGCGGTGGCGACCTTGCGCAGATCCTCGGCATCGCCAGCCGCGTAGGTCCACGGGTTGTGGATCATCAGCATGGCGTTGCTTGCGATCACCACCTTGTGCGCCCCGCACACCGCGACACTGGCCGCGCTGGCTGCCAGCGCATCAACCCGCCCGGTGCAGCGCTCGCCTAACCGCGACAGGGCGTTGTGAATGGCCAGCCCGTCGAACAGGTCGCCGCCGATGCTGTTGAATGCCACCACAATCGGCGACACGCCGTCGTCCATCGCTGCCAGATCGCGCACAAACTGGTTGGCGGTGATGCCCCAGGTGCCGATCTCGCCATAGACGTAGACCTCAATGCTGCGGGCTTCGGCCTCGCCGCTGGCCTTGAGGCTGTACCAGTGTTTGTTTTGCGGCGGCGCGGGGTCTGCCGCCTTATTGAAAATGCGTAGCCTGTTCATGGCGTCTCCTTGTCGGCCGGTTCGGTGGGCAGCTCGACGAGCGTTTTGTAATTGAGGCCCAGCTCGCGGGCACGTTTTTGGTCAGCTGCGTTTTCTTCGTCGACGGTTTCGGCGTCGTAGCCCTGACGCAGGACCATTTCGCTGCGGGAGTTGAAGCCCGCGTTGACTTCCATCATGCGTGCCTGAATGTCTTGCACCGGCTGGATGTAGGCCCAGCCTTGCGGCACCCAACGGGTGCGCAGGTATTCACGGCGCCGTTGCGCGTAGTCGACCAGTGTCAGACGACCGGCGAGCACGGCCATGTCCAGCCACGCCGCGCGCACCGGGCGGCACAGTTGGTGCACGTACACGCCAAATTGCAGTTGCTCCAGACGGCGCCGGAACTCGTTGAGCACCACCCGTAACGCCCGGTCATTAACCTCGCGCATGTCGCCGGTAAGAATTTCGTACGGCGTGCCGGTCCCGGCCGCAGCGGCCATCAGTTGTTGGCGCATAAAGTCCGGGTAGTTGTTGCCCGCATCCGGCGGTTTGGAGAACTCCACCTCTTCGCCCGGCCCCAGTTCCTGCATGGTGCCCGGTTCCAGCGCGACCATCGGGGTGAAGCCGTCGCGGTCTTCGGTCAGCGGCAAGCCGGTGACCGGGTCGCGCGGTTGTTGCGTGGCTTCGGGCGGTGGCCGCGAGATAAAACCGGCAAACAGGTTGGCCACTTCCTGACGGAACAAAACCGCGTCGTCGTAGTTGTCGAGGCTGCGCAGGCGCTTAAGCACTGGGGCCAAACGCGGCACACCGCGCAACTGGCCCGGCTCGACCGATTCGAAGATGTGCAGCACTTGTTCCGCTGGCACACGCACCAGTTGGTTGTAACCGGCGTTCAGCGACGAAGCGTCACGCGGGTGGACGCGGTACATGTGATAGGCCACGCGCTTGTGCGCCGGGTTGAACTCGATCCCGGCGCGGATGCTGTTGCCGTTTTTGCATGGTTCGAATTTGTCGTGCGGCACAAACTCCGGGGCCAGCACCTGGAGCTGCAATGGCACGGCCAGATCCTCGTCCAGACCGCGAGGCCGCAGGCGTACAAAGCATTCACCGGCCGTTTCCACTGTGCGGGCAATCAACGCCTGCTGGCCGTAGAAGTCGGTCAGGCCATCGGCGTCTGACTCGTCGACCCAGTCATCCCACAGGTCTTGCTGCAACTTGCGCAGGGCATCGTCTTCGGTTTTGGGGCGCGGGGTGATGCCGGTGCCGATCAGGTTGCTGACGCGTTTGTCGATGACGTTGAAGGCGTAGGGATCATTGCGCACCGCTGAGCGCGAACGGGCGCGCAGGTTGCGCAAGGCCGGGGTGTTGAGGCTGTTGATGCCGATGTCCGGCGCCTCCCAACTGGCCGAGCGCCTGCCCTCACCGGCCCCTTCGTAACTGGCTTTGATCCGCTCGGGCAACAGAAAGCCGTTGCGGGTCAGGGTTGGATACTGGCGCGCCATTTAAAGCCCCTTGCCTGCGTGATACAGCCGGATCACCCGCGAACGCGGCCCCGTGGCGGCGACCAGCGAACTGCGGATTTGATCGCGCGCCTTGAGCAGCTCATCGACCGTGCGGTATTCCACGGTGCGGTCGGCGTAGCGCACGGTTTTCTCGCCACGCGCGATGGCCGACTCAACGGCGTCGAGGTGCTTTTGGGTAAAGGACATAATCAGCGTCTCTTGAGGTAGCCGCTTCGACTGACACGGCGAGGCGGTGCAGCAGCAACCGATTTTGGTGTGTTTACGGAGTGAGTGACGACAACTTGTGGGGGTGCTGTTTGAAGCGTTTCAACTGGGCGGGCCACGGGCTGGACTGATGTTTCAGGTTCGCTGTCGTCAACAGGCAGCGTTTTGTCTTCAAACAAATGGTGCTGCATCAACGATTGCCGCACCTTCTCCCAGTCATTTTCGTGATAACGATGCAGACCGAGGTATTCGGCCATCGCCAGTGCATACACCATCAAGTCGAGCGCTTCGTTGCGCTCGGCCTTGCTCTTGGTCCACTCGACCCGACGCTTGCCTTTGACGTACCGGGCGACTTTGCGCTCGGCGACGCATTGAGCAAAGAAGTCGTCCGGCAGGTCTTTTGCGAAGTGCAACGCACCGGGGCCGGACTCCAACGGGTATCGGTTGTAAATCCAGTCCTTGGCGGTGTCGGTTCCGATCATCCACAGCTCTGCACCGTTCTTCTCGATGTTGCCGCGCCAGTTCACATCCACCCGCGAAGGTCGCTGGGCGATGATGTTTTTGCTTGAGTGGCTGTCGCCCTTCACTGCAAATACGTTGCGCCAACGGCGAATCCGGCAGAACTGATACACCTCGTGGGTGTGGTGCCCGCCTGAGTCAACGGCTGTTGCCAGAATGCCTAAACCCACACCACTTGCATGCCGGTAGCGCACTTTGAGTTTGTCATCGAGCACTTCCCAGGTTCGGGAATCGCACGGGTCGCCCATGATCACCTGGTGATCGATCACCCAACGCTCCATGCCCATCCCCCAGCCAATGACGATGAACTCAAGGCGGTTGCCTTGAACGTCCACTGCTGCGGTGAGCATCAGCGCGCCTATAGGGACTGTGCCCAACACATAGTTTTCGGCACGCGCCCTTGCCTGCAGGACATCCGCTTTGGTTTGCTCCATTGCGTTGTCCCAAGGCAGTGCAAGTTTTGTGTTGTAGAACACCTGCATCGTTGCTTGGTCACCCTGCTTTTGCATGACCAAGGCATCATCAAAGTCCTTGGCCAGAGACGCCCAACTCGTCCAGCCCAGTGGCGCGTACAAGGCGTTGAGATGAAAACCGATAGTTTCCCCATCACCCTGCGCGTGAGCACGCCACTCACCTTTGGATAGCATCGTGGCCTTAGCGTGTTCATCAATCATTGCGCCGCATTCAGGGCCACTGCACAGGTATTGCACTAGGCGGTAATTTTCATCCCACTTGAGGTTGGTCCACTCCAGCACTTGCATGTGGCCGCAATGCGGGCATGGCACGTAGTAGTGACGCTGGTCGCTCATCTTGAACAGATCGGCAATGCGCGACGCCCCCTTGATCGTGGGGGAACTGGAGAAGTAAAACTTGGCATTGCGGCCAAACGTGGACGCTCGCGCCTCGGCCAGCTTTACCGGATCGCCCTCGTTATCAATGTCCATCTCCCAGCGATCCACCTCATCGCCATACACATAGCGCACGGATTTTTCCGCAAGGTTGGAGGATGAACCCGCCGTCGCAATGAACAGGCGGCCACCTTCAAACTGTTTGTTCTCCCACGTGTTGGTGCCTTTGCGCGAACGCGGTACGACAACTCGCTCACGCAATTCAGGAACGGCTTCGACGGCTTGGTCAACGCGGCCTGCAACGCTTTGGGCCAGCTTCTGCGTGGGCTCCAATAGCAGGATATTGGCCGGTGCCATGTGGATACAGCCGCCGATCCAGTTCAGCGCGATCTGAGTTTTCATCAACTGCGAGGCCACCATTGTGACGACTCGCTTGCAAGGGTGTGCCGGCGAAAGGCAACGCATCGGCTCACGCGCATAAGGGGTGCGTTCAGTACGATATGGGCCAGGCTCAGCAGCGCCAGAGCTTTGAGGGATTCGCATATAGCGATCAGCCCACTCATCGACCCACAGCTCTGGCTCTGGGCGCAGGCCACGAAAGTAGCCCGCGCGGTAGACCTCTTCGCCTCCCCGTTGATTACTGAGCATGGTTGTCCTTCTTGATTGACAGTGAGTGCCGAAGGTCGGCCGTTGACATGCGCTCGGCGTCCTCAAGTGCTCGACGGATCGAGGCCATAAGGTGTTTTTCAATACCCCAGGCATCGGTCATTGCCGCCAGCTCAGGCGCGATCTGCGTGGGTACAGCCAACAACAAGTCCCGCAGAAGCCGTCCCGTGGTGTAAGCCGCCTCATCGACGGCAGCCATCTCCACCAACGTGCCCTGATTTTTGTAGAAGTCCGCCTCGACGGTCATGGCGTTGAAGTGCTCGCGACGAGCGCGAGCCTTGTGGAAGTCAGGGCGCAGACCACCCGTTTCAGATAAGTCACCCGGCGCAGCCTGTAAAAACGCCGCCGGGCCTACTGGATCAGCCGAGGGGTGACCTTTGCTGGCTCGCTCTTGCTCATGCCGGACAGAAACGTTGACTTTGCTGGGATCACTCGTTTTATCGATCAAGGCATTTGTTGCTGCCACATCCACAAGCCCTTCAGGGGACAACACCAAACGCCCTTGTTTGGCGAGCTTGGACACCCATGCCTTGGACCAATTACGACTCGCGGCATAGGCCGACTTGGTTAGAAATTCCATGATTGAACTACCAGTTAACCCAATGAATACAGGCAGTTAACTGTTAACCGCAGTTAACTAAGTTTGAAGGCCAGCCAGTTACCCTTTCCCGCGGGTTTCCTGCCCCGTACCCGTGGAAATTCCCCAGGGTCCCCGGCAGGTTTTGAATATCCGGGGATTATTACGAGCGATCCGATGGCGGCACGTCACAAACACCCAGCCGCTTGGCAACCCAACGCTCATAAAGCCCGATGGCCACATCCGCCCCGGCCATGGCCGTGAGGCAGCCCAGTGCCGAAGACGCCCAGAGCGAAACGCCGTTGACGTGAAGCAGCATCATGGTGGACAAGCCGCACACCACGCAGGCACCGGAGCGCAACACCAAGCGCCGCACCAGTGACCAGCCCCGCGCCCCGTCCTTGTCCGCCCGCCACATCTCGCCGGACACGCCACCGATCATGGACAGCACAATCAGTAACCACAGCGGCATCTCAGCTAACGCTTGTTGTTCATTCGTCATTTAGTTGTCCGGAGGAAAAGGGTTAATCTTGAAAATTCGAAGGGATTCGAAACCGTATCTCAGTCTCTGAGGCGCGGGCAGCCAAGAAGACGGCTAGGGTGCCGGGCAAAAATTTATCACTACGTAAGGAATACGCTATGCAAGCAAAATCTCTGAAAGCACTAATCGCCGAGCGCGGCGTTTCATTTGACGCAAGCACCATCATGAGTGCGCTGCTTAAAGCAGGACATGCGGAAAACTTCGAATACGCCAGTACCACGGGCAGTGGCGCTATGAAGTCATTCAAGAAGCTCACCAGTGCTGGTGAGAAGTTTGGAATCAACAAGCCCGCGATGCATCCGTTCAAAACAGAGGCAAGGTTCTACGATGAGACCTTTCCTGAACTGCTTGGTGTCGTGGTCAAGCAGTTGAGCAAAGAGGTTGATGCACTTTAAAGATAGGGACCGGATCTGGCCGTATGCGGCGTTAAATTCGTAACTGCCAGATCACACTCATGTGGCACGAGGAAAAAGAAAACCCCGCCGGGGTGGGCAGGGTTTTCAGTGCGCTGGTGGGTGCCAGGGCGAGGTGCACAGCACGTGCTCGAGTAGCGCTCAGGCGCAGAATTCATATCGTGGGGACGTTTTACCCCTGTTCGGTAAAACCGAAAAGAGGTGTTTTTCGGTCATTTTGCTCTACTCACTTTGACGCCGCTTTGACGCAGGTTTGAGGCAAGTCACCCCGACGAGCGGTCAACGCTTAACCGGCTGGGCCCAGCACCGTTGCGCGGGTCAGGTTGGTTGCTTGGCTGCCGCTGCGCCGGGTGTAGCCCCGTGTGGTGCCACTTCGAACGGTGAGGATCAACATCACTTGTTGATGCAACCGCTTCACCCAGTTGCGATACGTTTGGTCTGCCCCCTCGGTAATGTCGAGCAGTCGCATTTGCTCACGTCGCGGCATGGCGGGTTGATGCAAATAACGCAGTCTGGCCAGCTTGGCCAATTGCTTGCCTTTGGTTGACTGACGGTCCAGCTCGGCAACGGCTGCTGCCACTTCGCATGCAATGTGATCCATACCCGCGCCCGCTCCTACCAACAGATCCCGTGAACCTGCCGTGCCCCGAGGGGCGCAGCCGCCGTATTGCATGATCGTAGCCATCGGGCTGCCCAAACCACCGGCCTCGCCAACGTGGCAGTGCTGTTCACCCCAATGCTGCATCAGTTCTTCGATTTGCTGAATCATCCCCATCTCCCCCCTGAAAAACCAACCTGACACAGAAAAGAACCAACCCGACACACACCTAACACACTAAAAACCCTTTAAAAACATAGCGTTAATGCTCTATGTGTTGGGTGTGTCAGGTGTGTTGGGGTTCTTCTCACGTACAAGAAATAATTAACGAACATCAACCTTTGACTGATTGCACATGCACACACGCCCGCATGTGCGAGAAACCCGCCACACCTGACACACTGATCCCGAAAGACTTTAAAGACGTGGCCTGTAGCTGTGTCAGGTTGGTGGTTCTAACCCGCCACACCGTCAACACACCCCACACACAATGGGCCGTCATGCTGCGCTGTCCTGTCGTTGACCAAACTTCACGTGTTCCCAACTGCCCACACTCCAGCCGCCTGCCTTGGCTGCTTCGCGCCACGTCACCACCGCAGCGCCCAGCCCGGCTGCTGTCAGGGATGGGGGCGGGGAAGGTGCAGCGTCGATACCCGACCAAGGAAAGAAAAACGTGCCGAAGGAGCGCCGTGAACCATCCATCCAGGGCTTGCCCTGAATCTTGTCAACTTCTGTGGAGATGAACCCGCTGAACTTGGTATGACTTAAGGTGTGTTCCTTGTTGCGGTGGCACCATTCCAAAAACAACGCGTACAGATCACTGCTGACGCACACGCTGAACGGTGCACCCAGCAGGCCGTTGCGCCACTCACGCAGAAAGGTTTGCCAACTCGCCATGCTCAAATCCACCAAACGCTGACGGGCTTCCGTGTTGGGTGGCCGGGTGCGTTGATCGAA